TCAACAGCGACAATGATCGTTATGAATGTACCATTGGTAACATCAGTGATGATGATGCAGCTAAGCTCACAAGCTTGGGTATCAAGGTGAAACACAAAGAAGCTATGGGTAACTTCATTGTTGCTAAGAGCAAGTACTTGTTTAACCCTACTGATGACAACATGAAGGAAGTAGACGTTAAGGATCTCGGTAACGGTTCTAAGTGTGTTGCAGTGTTGACCTCATATACGCACCGTATGTCAGCTAAGCATGGTAATGCTCCTACGATCAAGAAGTTGATGGTCACTGAAGTTAAGACTTACGTGCCTGAACCTAAAGACGATGACGAAGCCCTCTGAAAGGCCTAAGTTAGCCATCATCGACGCTGACATTATTACATACAGATGTGGTTTTGCCAGCGAAGATGTTAGCGAAGCTATTTGTTTGGCTCGGGTGACTACCTTGATCCATGAGATCGTGTACGATAACCTCAAATGTGACGATTACAAAGCTTACATTACAGGTCGTACCAACTTCAGGAATGAGATCGCAGTCACTGAGCCTTACAAAGGTAACCGTAAGGATGCTAAGAAGCCTCAGCATTACATAGCTATCAGGAACCATCTCCAGCGCCTAGGTGCAGAACTGGTAGAAGGTCAAGAAGCTGATGATGCAGTGGCTATCGAAGCAACTAAGACAGGTGGGTGGATTGTCTCCATTGATAAAGACCTAGATCAAGTCGCAGGTTGGCATTACAACTTCGTGAAGCATGAGGAATACTACGTTACTGAGGAACAAGGTCTTCGTAACTTATTCACTCAGGTGCTCACAGGGGATCGTATTGACAACATCATTGGCTTGAAAGGCATTGGGCCTAAGAAGGCTGAAAAGCTTTTAAAGGATTGTAAAACTGAAAGGGAATACTATGACGCTTGTCTCAAAGCTTACGATGGTAATCAACTTCGTGTCGATGAAAATCTAAATTTATTATGGCTCCGAAGAACACCAAACCAAGTGTGCCCACATCTTTCTACCTCGTTGGGTGTCAGTGGAACGTCAAGTACGTAGAAGACCTAAGTGAGTACGGTAAGTGCGCTTGTGATACTCAGACGATCTTCTTACGTTCAGGCATGAATAAGAACTTCACTGAGCAAACATTCTGTCATGAACTCGTACACGCTATCATGTTCTCTATGGGGCACACACAACACGATGAGACATTCGTAGATGCCTTTGGACAATTACTTCATCAGTATGAAAGGACTAAATTGTGATTGATACTGAAGACTTAGTCGAAATTCTTTGGGATTTTAAACGAGGCAATGCAACAGCAACAGAAGTAGTAATAAAACTTGAAGGTATGGTGTATGAAATTGTTGATAGCCGTATGAAAGAATGGTTCGATGGTAACTCGTAAGACAACAAGCTCAGTAAGGGCTAATGCTTTGCGACATGGTTGGCGTAGCGGCTTAGAAGAGAAGGTCGCTAATGCTCTCACTGAAGCAGGTGTTCCCTTCACGTATGAGAAGACCAAAGTTAAGTACATCAAGCCAGCGAGTGAACATCAATATACTCCTGACTTTGTTCTTGACAACGGTATCATCATTGAAACTAAGGGGCTATTCACAGCGGTAGATCGTCAGAAGCATATGCTTGTGAAACGACAACATCCTCACTTAGATATTCGCTTTGTCTTTTCCAATTCGAAGCAACGTCTAAGTAAAGCATCACGGACTACTTACGGCATGTGGTGCGAGAAAAACGGCTATCTTTATCACGATAAAGTAATTCCAGAGCACTGGTTGCGTGAAAGACGTAAAAGTGTAAAAACAGGAGAAAGGTTAAATGAAACCAATAATCAGTAAAGAAGATGCTAAAAAGCAAGGCTTAAAACGGTACTTCACAGATCTCTTATGTAAAAATGGACATCTAGAAGAACGTTTTGTTTCTACTCGTCAGTGTATGCAATGTGCTCGCGATAAAAGTAAAACGTATGCAAAGACAGATAAAGCTAGAAGTTCTAGACTTTCCCGAACTTACGGAGTTACTTTGAATGATATGGAAGCCACAACACACTGTGAAATCTGTGACATTGAGCTACTTCGTAAAGGAATAGCTGGAAATGCAATGTGCGTAGACCACGATCATTTTACAGGGAAAGTCCGTGGATTTTTATGTAACAACTGTAATCGAGGTTTAGGAATGTTTAAGGATAATCCGGATACAATCTCTAAAGCGATTACTTATTTAGAAAGACACAAAGATGGAGCTTATATTAACGAAGGAAAATCCTGATGGTAGTGCTGACTTTGACTTACAGCTAACGTGTGTTGAAGTACAGCAGATTGTCAGAGTTGGTTTAATTGAAGTATTGAAACGAACGATTGAGGAAGGTAAACAGTATGACCCAAGTGAGCCTAGTGTGGGTAACACCGGAAGCGGAACAGAAGATTGCGTATATGGCCCGTGTGTCAAATCCGGCAAACCAGAACAATACTGCATCTGCGACGAAGTTACTCAAGTACCTTATTGAGAACAAGCACTGGTCACCTTTTGAGATGGTGAACGTCTGTATGGAGATTGAAACTACTCGTGATATAGCTCGTCAGATCTTGCGTCACCGTAGCTTCTCCTTCCAAGAGTTCTCTCAGCGTTACGCAGTCTCTGAAGGCTTCATTCAAGACACACAGGTACGTCTACAAGACGAGAAGAATCGTCAGAATAGCTTGTACACTGATGACTTGAGTCTCCAGTACTGGTGGGAGGGTATCCAACGACGTATCGTAGATGAAGCTAAGTTCCTGTATACAGCAGCTCTAGACAAAGGCATTGCTAAGGAAGTAGCTCGTAAGCTCCTCCCTGAAGGCCTTACAATGTCTAAGATGTACATGAACGGCACTCTGCGTAGCTGGTTGCACTACATTGACATCCGTTGTGATTCTGCAACACAGTTAGAACATCGCCAAGTAGCTGAGCAATGTCGTGATATTATCTTTGCTGAGTTCCCCTCAATTAAGGAAGTACTGCATGGCTAAGCTAGTAGTTCACTATAAGCCTCCTATGTTCATTCCTGATTGGACTAAGGGGTACAAAGTGTACGTAATTGACCATCCTCGATTAGGGTGTAGAATGATTGAGACATCACCAGTTGTTAAGGACTACGGTAACGGAATCTTTGAAACTGCTTATGTCGTATATCACCCAATGGACGGAGAGTTCTATGACACTTGAAGATTACTTTAAATTGATTGTAAATAAACCAGCTGAAAAGGAACCAACGATGTTTGATGTATTGAAAGCCAAATGGACTGAATTTTGGAATTTTGGATATACTTGGATTGAGCCAGAGGAAGAGAAAAGTTACGAAGAAGGATGGGCATTCGTTATGCGTACTGATTCTTACGTCAATGAAGATGGTGAATTTATCCCGATGAAAGAGACTATCATTCAAGGCGACAATAACGGCACTTGGATGGAGTCTCTAGATCAGTTATTGGATGTATTTAGTAAGCACTACGGCTATGACATCAAAGAGCAAGTCTACTACTCTGTCTTCATGCCCATGAACATCGAAGGTAAAACAGGTTATGGACGTAGCCTTAACGATGAAGTACTTCAGCAGCTTTTGTTGGCTTACCCTGAAGTCTATGATTGGCAAGGACACAAGGAGTTCAAACTGTAATGACAAAAGAATTACTCTTTTCTGGAGTGCTGATTTTAGCTTACTCAGTACTTGTTCTTTTTGTCTTATTTAAAGGATGTTCGTAAATGAGAATTTTATGTATTCCAGACACACAATGTAAACCTGAAGCACCTCAAGAACATCTCACATGGGCAGGGAAAGCAATATGTGAGTACCGCCCTGATGTAGTTGTACACTTAGGAGATCATTGGGATTTTCCTAGTCTCTCTAGCCACGATAAAGCAGGTAGTAAATACTTTGAAGGTAAACGCTACCTAGCTGACGTAGAAGCTGGCAATAAGGGCATGGAAGTGCTCTTAAAGCCTCTCAAAGAGCTTCAGGACACCCAGAAGAAGTCCAAACATAAGCCTTATAAGCCTCGTATGGTATTCTTGAAGGGTAATCATGAGAATCGACTCACAAGGGCTGTTAACAACAATCCTATGCTCGAAGGGTTATTGACCTATGATGATCTTGACTTGAAAGATTGGGAAGTACATGAGTTCTTACATCCGGTTTTCATTGAAGGTGTTGGGTTTAGTCATTACTGGCCCGTTGGCGCTATGGGACGCCCTGCTGCTTCTCCTGCCGCTATCATTTCTAAGCTTCATATGTC